AGAACTATTACCTGATTGACACGGGGACAATTATATCATGGGCTTAACTAAGCCTATTGAACAAATATTTATTAAATTATCAAGGTACATTTAATGTATCTAAAAATATTATACGAGGAGATTAAGCTATGAAGAAATGGAACGAATTGGTGGAATTATTGGATGGCAAGAGAGTTGATATTAATGTATCGGCGGCGGAGTATCATATGTCGTTTGAGATGGTTGTCGAACTGATAGATGCAGTGAATCAAATTTGTTCCGGAAATGACGAGTTTGGTATAAAGGATATTGAAAACATGTTATTTGAGGAAACCGAAGACGATGTTTGGTACTGTGTGGCTAACGGTGTGGAAGTCACAATTACGATATTGTAACAAATAAAATTAAACCATTGACGCGCGTTGCGGAAAGATATATCATTAAGCTATCAAATCTTTTCGAAGGGAGGGAATTTCTTGAATGGCAACGTATGTCGATGCACAAGCTTATGTTGTGGGGAAATCTTTAAATATTCTGAATCAATCCAAGTTGAGAAAAATCTATATGGAATTGTCATAAAGGAGAGAGTTTGTCCGTATTGTAAACGCGGAAAGCCGTCTCCTGTTAATTATGTCCCACAAGAAGCAATTAAAAAGAGAAACAAGCAGCAAGTTTAATTAAGGAGGAATTTATGCGCATAAATTTTATTGGTGAGTTAGATTTTAATGACGAAAATGCAAAAGTGCCCGGATTCGGTGATGGCGTGACTAAAAGTGGAAATGATTTCGCAAAGGCGAATCCTATTGTCGTAGCGGCCAAGAACAATCGCGGTTTCTGTGAGTTCTTTGGAGTAAAAAACGATCTAATTAAGACAATTGATACCGATGGCAATCCCATTGAGATTGAATACAAAGACAGAGAAGACAAGGATGTTCTTGATCGCGTTAGCTTTAATCGTAAAAATGTGGTTGTGAATGGCGATGACCGCCATGAATTCATTTGCGGTTATGACTTTGCAAAGTATTTGCATGAGCACGTAGATGAGCTTAAGGGTAAGCGAGTATCTGTAACCGGTCAGGTTAAAAAGGACGAGTACAACGGAAACGTTAAAGACAAATTTGAAGCCCAGTCCATCTACGTTCTCAAGGAAGACGACGAAAGAAAGAATGGTCTGCAATTGACCGCTGAGATTTTCTTCACTAAGGACGATGTCGATACTGCTGATTTTAAGAAAGAGAAGAAGATTACAATCAATGGATATACCAGTGAGTATGCCGGCAAGGACGATAACAATAAGGCAAAGTACGAGTATTATCCAATTACTGTCACTCTTGATTGTGGCAAGGTTGACTTCGAGAATGAAAAGCATGTAAAAATTATGAACTTCCGTCTTATGCAGATGGGATTAAAGTACGAAGATGGAAAGTTGGTAAACAAACTTAAAGCAAAGACGGTGTATTCCAATATGTTCTTGCTTAATTACATTAATGGCAATGAAGAGATCGAGTTTACAGAGGCACAGCTTACTGAAGTACAGAAGCAGAAGATTGAGTTGGGTCTTGCTACTCTGGATGACTTCAAGCCAAAGGGAAAGATTTTTGGTGATTCCATTAAGATTTATAAGGTAAAGGATTTCACACTTACCGGAAACTACTCCGAAGGTCTCAAGGTGTCTGATGAGTCTGTGGCTGATTTCGAAGAGCGTATTCATGTTGTTGCTCCAAAGGAAGTTTCTGCCGAGGAAGTAATGGAGAAGAAAGAAGATATTGGCATGAACGAGCCGGTTGATGACGAAGACGACGACGATGGATTAGAGGATCTGTTTGGATAGAATTGGAGGCGCTAAATGGGAGAGCTTCAGGTTTTTAGAAATGCCGAGTTTGGCAATTTAAGAACAATCGAAATTGATAATGAGGCATGGATATTAGGGAAGGATGTTGCACGAGCGTTAAACTATTCCGATCCTGTAAAAGCGGTAAGAGTTCATGTTGATGAAGACGATAAAAAGTCTTTATTCTACAAGGCTCACGACAAATCGGCTGATGCCTTTTGGGATAACCAAAATGATTATTCAGATAAGGTTTTAATTAACGAAAGCGGAATATATTCCTTGATTTTTAGTAGCAAACTACCCAAAGCAAAAGAGTTCAAACATTGGGTTACTTCCGAAGTATTGCCTTCGATCCGCAAGAATGGTGGTTATATCAGAAATCAGGAAAATTTAACACCGGAGCAAATTGTTGCGAATGCGTTAATTGTTGCGAATAGTATTATAGCCGAACGAGATAGACAACTTGCAGAAGCTAAACCAAAAGTAGAGTTCTTTGATGCGGTCGCTGGTAGTAAAGATGCTATACCAATTGGAGACGTTGCAAAGGTTCTTGATATGGGATTGGGTAGAAATAAGTTGTTTGAATTCCTAAGAAATGACGGAATTTTAATGGGAAACAATATCCCATATCAGCAGTATATTGATTCTGGCTATTTTAGAACGATTGAGCAGAAATATACTGTTCCAAACGGAGATGTTAAAATTAGCATCAAAACATTGGTTTACCAAAAAGGCGTTGACTTTATTAGAAGAAGACTAAACAAAGTTAAAGGAGCGTAAAATGGCATACGGAAAAAAGAACAAGATAAAAATGAATTGGAGCGATTACAATGTAGGACTGCTAGGAGAATCGGGAGCTGGCAAAACCACAATCATCAATGAGATCTGCCTTAAGACACTTGGAGAAGACGGATATTTGTTTGCTGAATGTGGTCACGAAGATGGTGCCGATGCAATTGCCGGAATTCCATACATTAACTGTCCAAGTTGGAGCGAGGAATACGACGAGTTAAACAACAGTGTCGGATTTATCGACCTGGTTGACGACATCATCGAAAACAAAGATGAAGAATATCCGGAATTAAAGATTCTCGTAATCGATACCTACGACGAACTTCGCAACATTGTTAAGCCGGAAGTTATCCGGATGTATAACAAAGAGACCGACAAAAAGATCACATCAATCAAAAGTGCGTATGGCGGATACAATGCCGGAGAAGATAAGGTTGATGAGATTATTCTCGATAAGCTTTGGGAGTTAAAGAAGGTCGGTGTTAACTTCATTATCATCGGACACACTAAGTTAAAAGAGATTGTGAATCCGGAAAATGGCGAAACATTTATGAAGTTAACAAGCGATATGTCCCCAAGTACATTTGGAAAGATTAAGAACAAGCTTCATTTTCTTGGTGTTCTTTACATTGATCGCAGTTTTAAGACTGTTAGAGTGAAAGATAAGGCGAAGAAATTCGCTACGGATGAGAAGCGTCGTATTTCTTTTAGAGATGACGATTATTCCGTTGATTCAAAGTCAAGATTTGCTGACATTATCGATGAGATTCCATTCGATCCAGATGCATTTATTAAGGCCATGAATGATGCCATCGAAGCTGAGGCAAAGAAAGGTAAGACAAGTATCGAAGACTTGAAGAAAGAGCAGGAAGAAGCCGCAGAGAAAAAGGCTAAGGCTGCAACTGAGTATTCAAAGAATCAAAAGGTTAATAAGGTAGACGCTGAGGCAAACGAGGACATCGTTTCTGAGATTAAATCATTGTTTGATGACGCTACCGCAGATCAGAAGAAGTCCGTTAAGGAGATCATGGCTGAGAACGGCCTGAAGAACTTTAAGGATGTGTCCGACGTACCTACAAGAGTCTTACAGAGTATTTTGGACGCTCTGAAGGCATAAATGTTATTCTTCCATTTACTTTTTGGGCGGTGGTTTCTACTGCCGCCCACTACACTAAAAAAACGGAGGGAATAACGAATGCCACGACAAGTAAAATGCCAGGATACGGGGTGGCTCACAACGAGCGACAAGGCATATAAAGCCCCGAACAAGAAGTATTATAGCAGCCAAGCGGCATACGAGAAGATTCATGAACGTAACGAGTGGCGCAGGAAGTGCATTGACGAGTTAAGCACCATAGTTTTTGGAGATGCAAAGCTTGTAATTCCATCAATGGCTATGAAGCTGCTTAATAATTTTGATGATTATCATGCATTACATATGACTATCGTTGAGCAACGAGACCAGATCAAGACAATAGTTGCCACGAAGGCATTTTCAAGCGATTATGGTCGCTTTAAATATATCTTTGCAATATTAGAAAATCATTATAACGATAATTTGATTGCTAGCACTGCAAAGAAAAACGAAAATACGGCAGATATTACAATGGATGAGGTTAGTATCGCTGGAAAGAGGGGAGGAAGTTCGCATAGCGTCGCGAGCCTTGTTGGAGACTTATGAATCTAGAGAAAACAATAGAAAAAATCAACAAAGGTAGAGAAAAGGACGAAGCTGCATTCGTCTTTTGTTTATGGAAAGAACCCGAATTATATGCGGATTACTTGAATTTGAACGCCGGCCAGACCAAGACGTTGTACGACGAAGATGCTATTTTTTATTATGGCATCGGTAGAGGAATGTATAATGCCGGTTATCAAACATTTGACGCGATCAGTTGCGAAACGTTTCTCTCAGACAAACCAAGTTCTAAGAAGAAGTTTGATGAATACGGTGGGTTCTCCGAAGTAATGAAACTCAAATCATTGGTTGACACCAACAATATGGATACGTACTTCGATCGAATTTGCAGACGAAACGCCTTGCTTACAATCGCCAACAAAACAGAAGAAATGTTTTCGAACGTAGAGCGATTTGACGGAGCAACTGCTGAGGATGTTTATAATGCATTTGATTTGGTAAATAGCACTGCCGCAATCGATAGCAGCCAACGAGAGGTAATTGAGGAACTTGACGTAGATGAAGAATATATCGAGTCATGCATCCGAGGAGATGAAATGGGATTGTCTTATGCAAAGGCCGCCCCGTTGCTTAATTACTTAACTCTCGGTGCGGCTCCTGGACTTTATATGATCGCCGGACAAAGTGGTTCTGGAAAGAGTAGTTTCGCTTTTGAAACATTCATAATGGGATTGTTTCAAAACGGAAATAAAACCGCAATTGTATCGAATGAGATGGGAATTAGAACATATAAAAATCTACTTCTGATTCATATCCTTACCAACGATTTGAACTATTATGGGTTGACTCGAAAGAAAATCAAGATGGGTAAATACACAGAAGAAGAACGAGCTATGCTCGATAAGGCGGTGGCTATTTCAAAAGAAAAATACAAAGGGAAAATCTTTTTCCTTAAGATGTACAACAATAATATCGGCAAGATCCTTAAGCAAATTAAGCGTCTTAAGAATAAGTGCGGAGTAGAAGCTGTGTTTTATGACACGTTTAAATCCGACGACGAATCTACCACCGATAGTATGTGGCAGACGTTATTGCTGGATTCAAGAAGGTTATTCCAGACTTGCGATAAGCTTGGTATCCCGTGTTTTACATCTTATCAGCTCGCGCCGCATACCATCAATCAGAGGTATTTAGATGTTGGTTGCTTATCAAATGCAAAGCAGATTAAGGAAACCTATGAAACAATGGTCTTTTTTAGACGATTATGGGATGACGAATATCCGGAAAAGAAGTATGATGTCCATCCTTATCGAATCAATAAAGAGAACAATAAGGTACATGATGTAATCGAGCTTGATCCGAATAAGATGTACTACGTTTTATTCCTAGACAAGACACGTTCCGATCAAGACAAGCAGTGTCTTTTGTATGAATGGCAGGCTCATTATAACAAGTGGAAAGAGCTTGGATTCTGCAAGGTATCGAACTTGCATCAGAATTTCTAGGAAGGGGGATTTATGAATAAAACAGTATATTTAGACAGCGCGGCAACAACAAATGTTACTCCAGAAGTATTAGAAGAAATGCTCCCATGGTTTTCTGACGATTACGGAAATCCCTCTTCTATGCATGAACATGGATTTGTGGCCAGGAAGGCAATCGAAGAGAGCAGAGAAAAATTTGCGGCATTTCTTGGTTGTCATGAAGACGAAGTGTTTTTTACATCTGGCGGTTCAGAATCGAATAACATGGTTATCAACCGATTGAACTTAAAGAAGAAAGACACTTTGATTACATCTGTAATCGAGCATCATTCGGTGCTGAACGCGGCTAAAAGCCTTAAATCTGACGTTATTTATGTGCCGGTAGACAATACTGGCCTCATAGATAAAAGGTTCCTAGAAATGGCTTGTGCGAGGTCTCAGAAGGGTCTTGTCTCCATCATGATGGTTAACAATGAACTCGGAACAATCGAACCTGTCGATGGCTATTTGTCGGATATTGTTCACGATAATGGATTTTTGCTTCATACCGACGCAACACAGGCTCTTGGAAAGATGGATATTAACGTTGGTAAATTAGGCGTTGATTTCCTATCTGCGAGCGCACATAAGATTCATGGTCCGAAAGGTGTTGGGTTACTGTATGCGAAGCGTGAAAGTCAGAAGTTCTTGCACCCTTTAATTAAGGGCGGACAGCAAGAAAGTGGGCTAAGAGCGGGAACAGAAAATGTGGCCGGAATTGTAGGCTTTACGAAAGCTCTCGATTATGCACTTGAGCGAAGAGACAATGTCGAATATGTCACAAGGTATCTCGTTGAGAACCTGGTGTGCGGCAAGCTGAATTGTATGGTGAACGGCTTGTTTATTAACAATATTGGCTCTATTGCAAATATGAGGTTTGATGGAGTCAGAGGCGATCAGCTTGTGGAAATTCTTAATGAGCATGGAATCTACTGTTCTTCCGGCTCCGCTTGCAACTCCAAGTCGAAAGAGCCAAGCCATGTATTAAGAGCAATTGGACTAACGCCGGAGCAAGCCAATAGTTCCGTCCGGTTTAGTCTGGATTCGTCTATTACGATTGAAGATATTGATTATGTATTGAAGGTGCTAAACGCCGTCGTGCCTATGTTGAAAGGGGAATAAAGATGCAACCAATTATAGTAACAAAGACTTATTCAAGTATCGATGGTTTTGCCATAAGCATTAAGAATGTGCAGATGTATAGATCGTATGACGGGCTTTTATTTAATTCCAAGGAAGAATGTCTGGAGCATGAAAAAGACAGAGATTTCGAAAAGTCTTTGAAGATGTTTGATATTGAAACTGCTTGCATTCAATACAACAAGCTAATCGAGGAATATAAGAAGACTTATCCCGAAAGTGCAGTTGATGACATTTTGAAAATGCTACGGAGGGTGAAGAGAGAGCATGGATGTAGCGAGACTACAAGAAAAACTGATTAGAGAACCAGAGAATATACTTGTAGTCCTAGAACATCTTGGATATGAACCGAAAGATCATGGTGGCTATTTTTCTATGAAGAACAAGGATGGAGATAACGAATCTGCCATTGTTCTTTGGAAGAACACTCTTAAGTATCAAAATTATACGAGAGATAAACATGGAAACATATTTACTCTCGTTATGGATACTTGCAGAGTGTCGTTTCCACAATCGTTAAACAAGATTGTAAACTGGTGTGGAATTAAAGTTGACAATATAAAGGTTCATTATCCATTTGGCGGTTTTTATAGAACGCTAGATAGCGATGTAAACCAAGTTAATTTCAAGGTTTACAATCAAAATGAACTGCCGCCGCCGGATAGCCTTTCGGAAAAGTTCTTTACGGATGGGATTGATTTTATTACACAGGAAGAATTTGGAGTTAGGTTCGACCATGCGAGTAATTCAATCTTAATTCCGATATATGGCTATCATGGTGAATTGATCGGCTGTAAGGCAAGAAATAATGCAGAAACAGATATGGCTCATAGATGGTGGGCATTTCTTCCGTATCCCAAGACGCAAGTGCTATACGGATGGTCGAAGAACTACAAGTCCATTGTAGAAAAGAGAGTTTGTGTAATAACAGAGAGCGAAAAGGGTGTTCAACAGCTCTATTCCATGAATTGTAAGCTTGGGTTAGGAGTTGGAGGACACGACATATCAAAGGTGCAAGCACAATATATCAAGTTGCTTGATTGTGACACTATAATCATCGCCTTTGACGAAGATGTTGAAGAGGAAGAGCTGGAAGAAGAGGCTGCTAAAGTAAAAACTGAGACAAATAAGGTTTTCTACATCAAAGATAGGGAGCATAAATACCTTTCTTTTGGCGGGAAACAGGCTCCGACCGATTTAGGAGTAGAAGTTTTCAATAATCTTATGAAGTATTGCAAAGTAAAATACAAAGGAAAGGGGAGCATTGTATGATGTTTATTTGTGATCCAAATAAAAACACTCGTTGCAAAAAGACTTCTTGTGTAAAGTATGGTGGTTACTGCCGCCATACCAAGCACTTGAAGTATTTTGATTACAATCGGGTGTTTTTATTTTTATATGCGAAGTGGATTCGTGGTTATTGCCGGCACTGGTGTTTTCGGTGCCAATTCAAAGAGAGAATGTGTGAAGACTGCATTTATACATTGACGGAGGTTCTAAATGAGAGACATTGATGCAATTGCATTGTTGAGCGCAGAAAAGGAAAAGGCGAAAGAAGCCAAGCATGATGATTTGGTTGATGCATATTCTTATGCTATCCGACTCATTCAGCGCCAAAGAATCATTGATAAAATTTGTAACCAGAAAGAAAAGTAGGAGGAAACAAAAATGAACGAATTAGTAAAGAAGATTGAAAACGAATTTAAGGTTTTGGAAAACGATATCCGCACGAATTGTGGTGAACTGTCACAGGAGACGGTTGATGGCCTGGTTCTTATGTTTAAGAAGTATACAACGAATATAATTAAAATCGTAAACGGAGGGGAATAATGGTAACGAAATTACCGGATGCAATTGATCCAGCGGTTGTTCTTAAAGAGCAAATAACAAATAAATACAGTAAATGTCCTTGTTGTGGAGAAAGCAAAGGCTTTGTGCATTACTTAAAAAAGGGTGTTACTGATAAAGGTGTTATCAGTTGTGTGTACCGATCGTGGTATGGAAGGCAATATGAAGGAATGGAACATAGTGTATTTGAGTTCCTTAAGCCAAAGCATTGGTTTGAAAAATGCTTTCATTATCGTCAGGACTTATATCAATGCAAGTCGTGCGGCTGCGAATGGGAAACAATTCCGTATCCGACAAATGTGGTTACTCAGAATGATATTAATTACACAATTATCTAATTTAGGAGATAGAACGGAAGATATTTCCGTACCTGTCCATTCAATTACTACTAATGGATTATATCAAGTATCATTGACTCCAACAGTT